TTTAAGAAAAGAACCTTTTATAAAACTACAAGATCCAGACGGATCATCACATTTTGTAAATCTTAAGTATCAGGATGCTATGACATCCTCCAGGGTGTATGCAACAAGAGGGGTTGCACCAGATCAAACAAGATTGATAACATTAGAAATGACGGAGGTCAAAACAACATGAGTAATGAGTTTCAACATAAATCGGTAGGAAGTCAGATGACTCAGACCGAGTACGAGCATACTGACGGAACAGGACATATATTTGATAGTCAGGCCGCAGGAGATATTCTCTTTGCTAGTTCTAGTACAGTTCTATCAAAATTAGCCATAGGCACAGCAGGTAAAGTTCTTGCAGTAAACTCTGGTGCATCAGCTCCAGAATATGTTGCAGCACTAACAGGAGTAACCTCTGTACTAAACACAGCTTTGGTTGTAGGTAGAGATGCAGACAATGAC